ACGAGCTGCGGCACAAGGATGAAATCGCCGCGGCGATCCAGACCGTGTTCGCGAAAGTCCGCGAAGCGCTGACCGAGCGCCTGCCGACCAACGCCGAGGACCTGGCCGCGGCGGCCGAGGCCGGCGGCGCGGCCGCGGTTCGGACGCTGCTGGCGGAAATCGGCACGCGCACCTGCACGCAATTGGTCGAGAACCTGCACCGGATCGCCGATTCCGACCGGGATTTCGACGAGGACATGGACCTCGATGGCTAGGATCGTTCGAAAAACCACGCTGGCGATCGTCGCCCTGGCCGCCGCGGCCGGGTTGACGCCGCCGCCGAAGGTCGCGCCGAGCGCCTGGGCGGCCGAGAACCTGATCGTCCCCGACGGGCCGCTCGCCGGATCCCGGTGGAGCCTGGCGCTGACGCCGTTCTGGGCCGAGCCGCTGGACTGCCTGTCGCCGGACAGCCCGGTCAACGAGGTGGCGATCCGCAAGTCGGCGCAGACCGGATGGTCGCAGGTCGCGCAGGCGATGGTCGGTGTTATCATCGACCTTTACCCGGCGAACGCGCTCTACGTGCTGCCGACCGTGCCGGCGGCGCGCGAGTTCAACCAGGAGAAACTGCAGCCGACCTTGGACGACACGCCGGCGCTGGCCGGCAAGGTCGTGGCGCAGACCAGCCGGTCGGCGGACGGGTCCTCGTCCCGGTTCAAGAAATTCCCCGGCGGATGGCTGCGCCTGGCCGGCGCGAATTCCGCGGCCGATCTGCGCGCCAAGACGGTCAAGATCGTCATCGGCGACGAGATCGACGAGTATCCGCGCGACCTGGACGGCCAGGGCTCGCCGCTCGAAATGATGGAGGCGCGCCAGATGTCCTTCCTCCGCTTCGGCGGCTGGAAGCGCATCCTGGGTTCGACGCCGACCATGGACGGCGACAGCGCGATCGAGACGGCCTTCCTGGCCGGCGATCAGCGGTTCTGGACGGTGACCTGCCCGCAATGCGGCGAGGATCACCGGTTCGAGTGGGAGAACCTGCAGTACCAGGAGACCTTTCCGCACAAGACGGTCCATGTCTGCCCGCATTGCGGCATGCCGCAGAGCGAGGCGGACCGGCTGCGGATGATCCCGAAGGGCCGCTGGGTGGCGACGGCGCCGGGCCCGGGCAAGCCGCGGTCCTATCACCTGGACACGCTGACCTCGCCGCTCGTCCCGATGGACGAGATCGTGGCCAAGTTCCTGGAGAGCCAGGGCGACGTCACGAAACTGAAGACGTTCTACAACCTCTGGCTCGGCCGGGTGTTCAAGGTCGAGGGCGACGCGCCGCCGGCCGAAAACCTGTTCGATCGGCGATCGGACTATGCGGATCGGACCGTGCCCTATGGCGGCCTGGTCCTGACCGCCGGCGCCGACGTGCAGAAGGACCGCATCGAATGCGAGGTGGTCGCCTACGGCCCGGGCCATACCAGCTGGCAGGTCGCGTTTTTCGTGATCGACGGCGACACCCAGGGCCACGAGGTCTGGGCGAAGTTCGCGAAGGAGGTCTACACGGCCGAATTCCCGGACCATGCCGGCAAGCCGCGGCGGATCGAGATGCTGGCGATCGACAGCAACTACCGGTCCGACATGGTCTATCAGTTCGTCCGCAACAAGGCGGACGCGATGGCGATCCGCGGCATGGGCAAGGACACGCATCCGGTCCTGGGCACGCCGGCCAAGCGGGACATCCTGGCCAACGGCCGCAAGATCGGCGCGGTGATGCAGTGGCCGGTCGGGACCTGGCAGTTGAAGGCGGCGATCTTCGGCCGGCTCAGCCTGCAGGGGCCGACGGAAAACGGCGGCTATCCCGCCGGCTGGTGTTTCTATCCGAAGGCGCGGGACCTGGCCTATTTCCAGAACCTGACCTCGGAAAAACTGGTCGAATCCATCACCCGACGCGGCGTCAAGTACGAGTGGATCCGGGATACCAAGTTCCGCAACGAGCCGCTGGACTGCCGGGTCTATGCCGAGGCCGCCGCGGAACGGCTGGGGATCTTCCGCTGGACCGTCGAGGATTGGAAAGGCCGGGCCGCGCTTTGGGAAACCGAGCCGGTCGGCGCGCAGCTCGACCTGCTGGACGAGATCGCAAACCCGACCCGTCCGGACGGCACCCGCGCGAACGACGTTCGCGACGAGGATATCGCGCGTTACGTGGCGCAGTTGAGAGGGAAGACCTGACATGGCGCAGCTGACCGCCGAAGCCTATCTCGCCGCGCTGGAAGAGGTGCGGCAACGCCTGGTGCTGGGGGAACAGGCGCAGACCGTCGGGTATGACGGGCAGTCGGTGACCTACAAGCCGACCGACCTGCCGACGGTCCAGGCCGAAATCGCGCGGATCAAGCGGGAGCTCGGCCTGACGACCGGTCGCCAAGCGCTGCGCGCGTATTTCTAGACACGTCGCGGCCGGATGCCGGCCCGCTCAACCCATCACCTGAAAGGAGGCCGCGATGGCCCCCGCGACGCATGGCGCCGCCGCGCCTTACACGTTCGTCCAGGCCGACGGCGTCTCGCCGCTGCGCGCCAAGGCCTCGATGACCGAGACCGCGCATCGCGGTGCCTCGCTGATGTCGCAGGAACTGGCCCGGTTCAACGCACGCCTGCAGTCGGCCGACGCCGACTACCTGTGGGAACGCGACGACCTGGTCGCCCGCACCCGCGATATCGAGCGGAATTCCGGCTGGGTCAGCGGCGCGATGCAGTCGCATGTCGACAGCGTCATCGGCCAGGGCCTGCGCCTGGCGCTGGCGCCGTCGGCGCGGCTGCTGGGCCAGGACGAGGGCTGGGCCCGCGAATTCGCGGACGAGGTCGAGGGCAAGTTCCACGCCTATGCCGAGGATCCGCGCAACCTGATCGACGCATCGCGCCAGTCCGGCCTGTCGGGCCTGCTGTCGCTGGCCTATCGCCACGGCCTGGTCGATGGCGAGGCGCTGGCCGTCGGGCATATGGCGGCGGACGACCGCGGCCCGGACCAGTACCGCACCGCGGTCCAGGTCGTGGATCCGGACCGGCTCAGCAATCCGCAGGGCCAGCCGCAATCCGACCGGCTGCGCAGCGGCGTGGAGATGAACGATACCGGCGCGGCGATCGCCTATCACATCCGCCGCGGCCATCCCGCCGATTACGGCTTCATGCCGGCGACGGATGCCTGGACCTGGGAGCGCGTGACCAAGACCAAGCCCTGGGGCCGGCCGCAGGTGATCCATTATTTCGATCGGCAGCGCGCCGGCCAGACGCGCGGCAAGGGGCTGCTGACGCCGGTGATCGAGAAACTGGCGATGATCGACAAGTTCGACCGCGCCGAGCTGCAGGCGGCTGTGCTGAACACGGTGCTGGCGGCGCATATCGAAAGCCCGTTCGACCCGGAAATCGCCATGGAGGCGCTACGGAGTTCGAGCGGTCTGGATGCGTACCAGAAGATGCGGACCGCCTTCCACCAGGATGACGGGATCGCCTTCGACGGCGTCCAGATGGCGCATCTGTTCCCGGGCGAGAAGCTGAGTTTCAGCAGCGCCGAGCGGCCGAACGCGAACCATGAGAGCTTCGTGCAATCGGTCCTGCGGCACGTCTCCTCCGCCGTCGGCCTGACCTACGAGCAGGTCAGCCGCGACTGGTCGGGCGTCAACTATTCGTCCGCCCGCGCCGCGCTGCTGGAGGTGCACAAGTTCCTGACCGCGCGCCGGTATTTCTTCGCGCGCGGGGTCGCGACGCCGATCCTGATCATGTGGCTGGAGGAGGCCGTGGCGCTGGGCCGAATCGAGACCTGGCGGCCGGAACTGGATTTCTGGCGCGACCTGCCGCACCTGATCCGCGGCCGCTGGCGCGGTCCGGCCCGGGGCTGGATCGACCCGACGAAGGAGGCCCAGGCCGCCCTGATGCGGATCGATGCGTCGATCTCGACGCTGGAGAACGAGGCGTCGGAACAGGGACTCGACTGGGAGGAGGTGCTGCAGCAGCGCAAGCGCGAATACGACCGGATGAAGGAACTCGGTCTGCCGGAGCCGACCTGGGCGGTTATCTCCAACAAGCCGCCGGAGGAGTACGAGGAAGACCCGGACGCCCGCGACGATCGCGAAAGCCGGGAAAGCGCCTCGTCCCGGATCGGCAGGTTCGAAACAAGCATGGCGGATCTGCGGCGCCGGGCATCCGCCCGGGCGGCGCGAGGGGGTATGAATGGCTAGACGTCTCAACTTCGTGCATCTGGCGTCGCAGCTGTTCAACCGGCCGCTGATGGTCACGCCGGAAGTCGCGCGGACCTATGTCGCGGTCCTCGCCGAGCGGTTCGGCGTGACCGGGTTGAGCGAGGTCCTGGCGGACGGAACCGAGGTCGAATACGACGCCAAGGCCCTGGCCGGCATCCAGGCCTCCGCCCTGGCGCAGCCGCCCCGGCCGG